GCCAAGCTCGTCAAACTTCATAAACTTCTCAAAGCGCAGCTCTGGAAGGCTTAAGAAGCTAGGAATCTTCTTCATGATTATGTTGTAAATTCTATCCGTGTGATTGGATCGCAAAGAATCCGTAACCCCCAGCTCCCATAGAAGCTGCACACATTGGTCTCGGTCATCGCCAAGGGTCTGCTCGTAGGCTTGAGGCGTACCTTCAGACCACTTGCTTATAGTCTGGAAGTCAATCTCGTCACCTATGGTAACTGTCTGGTCTGGCTTGAAGGTCTTAATAAACCTAATTATATTTTGAGTCACATGTAGATCATGATATGGAACTTGAAGGTCGGACAGAATCAATATCCGTTTGACTGTCATTTAGTCCTCGTCGTCGTCCTCGTAGGGATTACCCGATATTTTCTCGATTGGCTTGACTGGCAGAATCCAGTCAGGATAAGACTCACGATCTAAAAGAAGCCAGAAAGCCATATCAGTAGAGAAGCCAGCCTTGCGCAGACTGGTGTAATAAACGTGCAAAGCAATGCAGTATTGGTCTAGAGCTGAGTAAGCATCTAGGTCAATGACCTTCTTAGTTCTTGCCATGAGATAAGTGTTACTTACCTAACATCTCGATGATTGTATCGACACGCACTTCAAGGCGATTGACCTGATCCTTAATGCTTGAGCCGCCGTTTGGCTTTAGCTCTGTCAGGTAATGCTTAATCATGAACTGGGTATATGAAGCAACACCACCAAGCACAGTGACAACACCCACAGCCCAAGCAGCATAATCTACCGCGCTCATTTTTTAGGAGTGGCGTATCCAAAGACACCTGCAACAAGTGAACCAAGGATTGCGCGATAGTCCAAAGCGAAGTTAGAGGTTGTACCCCATACTGCTAGGAACGCTCCTATTGACATTAGGTAAGGGTTCTTCATGTTCATGCTGTGCCGCCTATCATAGGGATATTAAAGAACGAGCCATCTGCATCGCCTTTTGAAGAAAAACTGATGTGACAGTGATGAGTGTGCTTATTAACCCCATCGTAAGGACGCCAAGCCCAAGCCTTCTTAGACGATGCGATTCTGCCATCGAAGATAATGTAACTAATTCTCTTATCGCCACGTTTTGCACAGAGTCGTAGTTGATCCGCAAAGTCAGGCATGAGGTCTGGCTTTGCTTTGCCAGATAAATCCCTGTCAATGTCAATGGCTCTGACGATACCTTCTGCATCAGGATTGTGGTCAGAAGGACGTGCTTGATGACGAGTGTCGCCAATCCAGCCGTCTGAGGTGCGATCTCTATCTGAGTAACTATCATCGACCTGAAGCCTTAGTTGCTGTCCAGCTTTACAGAGTATGGGCTTCATTAGAACATTCCCATCGCTTCTGTGAGTTGAGAGTCAATTCTTCATGCTCGCATATTGGCGGTGCAATAAAGGCATCATCTATAGGATCATAAGTAAAGCCAATAGAAGCGTAGTTGTACCTTATGCGGTTGTTGTAGCTTGTACGAATACAACGCTGTCCTCTGAAATTGCCATACCATTCTTCAGGAGATAACCCCTCAATAAGCTCTGTTTCGTCTTTGCCAACAATAACTTCTGTGACAATGTTTGAGTCATCGAGAAACGCATAATGAGCCATTAGATAGTCACCGTTCCTGTTCCTGCTGTAAATCGATAAACTTTATACCCACCGCTAGTTGTCTTTGTATATGTAAGACCACCGCTAACTGAGGCTAAATCTGCAAAGGTATCTGCATAGCGCAAGACTACAACTCCAGAACCGCCGTTTTGACTTACTTCTGTATTAGATCGCGCACCACCAGAACCGCCACCAGTATTGACTGTTCCAGCCGTTCCTGTTGGAGTGCCAGTAGCACCACCAGCGCCACCACCTCCTGTGCCACCTGCTGGCTCAACGCTTCCTCCACCAGAACCGCCGCCGCCGCCGCCTGCGTAAGTTACAGAAGAACCTGAAATAACAGTTGCACGACCATTACCACCAGCGCCACCAGTAGGAGTGACTCCTTGCGCTCCTACTTGGCTTGCACCGCCGCCACCGCCGCCACCGTCAGAACTAGTAGTTCCAACAGCAGCACCGCCATTAAAACCTTGATTAGAAGTTCCAGAGCCGCCGACTGCTGGGGTTCGACCTGACGAACCTCCACCAGAACCACCAGTTCCGCCGCCGACTCCAACTGCACTACCGTTAGAACCATAACCACCGCCGAGGCTTGTAATTGTAGAAAATACTGAATTGCTACCTGTGTTACCAACTGAACCTGCTGTTGCACCCGATGCTCCTGCACCAACTGTTACTGTGTAAGAAACACCAACAGTTACTCCTAATGGACTTTCAAGGCTTCCTGAACCACCTGTTGCTGTAACTGTGCAACGCATACCTCCTGCACCGCCACCGCCACCGCCAACTCCAGCAGAACCGCCTGAACCACCGCCACCTACTACAAGGTAATCAACAGAACTGAGACTTGGTGTAGCTACGATTCCAAATAATCCTGCTGTAATTGCGCCAATCATTAGCCAATTGCTCCTGCGACATACCAAGTATCTGTTGCAGTTTTAATGCAAACTGCTGTTTTATATTGTGCCAAAGTTGGAGAAGCTGCAACTGTTCCCGCACTTAACACGGTTGTAGTTCCACTCGTTACAGCAGAAATAGTACATGTACCTGCACCCTTATTAAGAACTGTGATTGCTGTGCCTACTGGGAACGCTACAGAAGCGTTGGTAGGAATCTTGAAGGCAATAGCCGTAGCCTTGTTCATAGGTTGTAGGACTTGGTACTGATCCGCTAGAACTGCTGTGTAGTCAGTTGTCGCGTCACTATTGACGGTAAAGGTCACTAGACCATTCACGGTAGCGGCTGTAAGAATATCGCCTGTTGCTGATGGTAGTCCTGATGCCATTATATCTCCTAGTAACCCAATGTAGATGTGCCGATTATACCGTAATACGAGCTTCCAACGATGAAGCCATCGGCTATTGGCTCAAGCGTTGTAATGTTGACGGTCATCTTATTTGGCGTGATTGACCAATTAACGCCTTGAAACTGTAAGTTCTTCACAATAGTCGAGCCGTCTGGCTGGATATTGGTGATGAGCAGATTGCTAAAATAGTCCAGTCCAAGCATTGTGTCAGTTGGAACTGCTGGGTCTAGTAGATCAACTGTCATCTCGTCAATGCGGATAGTTGTCTCTTGACGGGTAGCAATGTATTCCTTGGCTATCTCGGAGACAATCGTATCTGTCTCAGCTACAAGGTCTGTCTGCGTGACTGAGTGAGGGAAGTATTTATCAACTGAGGTTTGATTGGTGACAACCTGAACTGTGCCGCCTACGCGTCCAAGATTGGCTTGGTTAATAATGAGCTTGTCATCGAAGGCATATTTGAGGTTCTTATAAGGAATCCCACTACTTTGGTTAAATGCTGTTGGAGCATTAGCCAGAGAAGCCATGACCTGCGCTCTGGACTTGAACACGGCTGTGCCTGAACCGTCCATATAGAACGCGCCCGTCTCAGAGAACTCTGCGTTCTTGATGGCAGCAAGGCTTGTGCGGTTGGTTGCTGGATCTGCGATGCAAGTGTTAGCGCCTGTGGCGACTGTGCGCAACGAAGTAGGAAACGAAACTTGATTAAGTATCTTGCCTATGCGTGTGCCTGTTGCCTGTCCTGCACCTGAGTCTGTAATAGTATTGACGTTAGCCATATTGAATAAGCGAAAAGCATCTTGGCAAACGATATCGACATAACCAGTTTCTTGATTGACTGGGTAGGTATATCGGTATTCGATTGCATAGCCTGAGAATAGGTATTTCTGGGTAGTGCTGGTAGTAGCAGAGACACGCAACTTGCGAAGTGGTACAAGTTTTCCATAATAGGGGCTGGCTGTGTTCTGAGGGTTGAAGTAGGAAAGAGGGTCAAGAACACGCACAGTGCATTGCCCTGCTTCATATTGGTCGCGCTGGATATTGCGCCCACGGGTAATGCTGATTTCATAGACATTAGGAGTTAGATCAACTGTTGGTTCTGGAGAACTGGAAGTTCCAAGGGTTGAAGTACCAAGGATTCCGTATTTAGCATCGCCAATAACGAAGCCGTCATAACCAAAGGTTGCACCATTGGTAAAGTCAAAGCTGACTGCTATCTGCGCTGGGAGTGCCATTAACTGAACATACCTGCGATTCTACCAATTTGAGATGGTGAACCTGAAAGGCTTGAAAGTTGCGCTCCTGCTAGAACTTGGTCAATGAGTTGCTGTTCACGGATCACATTGCCTTGGACTTGCACATTGATGATTGTGTCTCCGCCACCTGTCTGCATGCCATAAGACGGGAAATCCACATTGCTTGCTTGGTTAGCAATAGAGCCAGCATAGTCTCCATACCCTGCTACAACGCCCATAGCAGCCAGTTCAGGTGCTAACCCTGCTGGGCTATAGGTGGTGGTCATTGTCAAGGCGTTCATCTTCTTTTGGAAGTCTGCAATCCATTGATCTAAATAACCAAAAGGATTTTTAGCATCTGGAATGGATAAGAAGTATTGGTAGAGCTTGCCTGTTGAGTCCTGTGCCATGAGGATATCTTTGGTCAACTTGGTAGCAAGGTCAGCGTTACCATTAAGGATTGCTGCCTGAGCCTCAAGGCGAGTTCTGTCCTCAGCTGAGATATTGCCCTTGAGTGCAGCAATGATTTGAATCTGCTCTAGGTCAAAGACGCTTTGTGCTTTTTTGAGTGCAGCTTGCTTCTTCTGTTCATCTGTTAAAGCCTTAGTTGCTGTCACTTGCTTCTTGGTAAGTGCTGCTAATTCCTTGGCTCTCTTGGCTGCTGCCGCTTCTGCTGCGCGTTGCTGGGCTGTTCGAGCTGCTGTACCTGCTGGAGATTTAGATCGATTAGTTGAAGCAGGACTACCTGCCATAAGAGCATTAACATCACCACCAGCTAAAAAGTTTGTGTAAGCCTTTCTAAATTTTTCAACTGCTCCAATGGCTGAACCTAAGAACACGACAAGGTTGCTTGTAGCCTTAGCAATATTGTCAATAGATTTAGCAGCATCGCTAGCTTCTGTGCCACCGCCAATACGAGCAAAAGCATCAACCAATCCTTTGCCGATGGTTTCTTTAGCATTATCTGTTGCAACCGTTAAGACATCCATTTTATAAGCTGTAGTGCTGAGGTAGTCCTGTGCTGCTCCAGATGACTTTGTGAGCATGACACCTAGAATGTCATTGAAGCTCTTTGTTTTAAGTTCAGATTGAGTAAGTCCTGTGTTGTACTTTTTAAGACCTCTTGTAATACCCACGAATCCGTTGGCTAAATCTTGCGAGACTGTAGCCAAGTCAATCCCACTTGCTCGGCTTATTTGAATTGCATTGCTCAAGAGTTCCTGAGATTTAGTTAATGATCCTGTTGTGTTGAGCAGAGCTTGGAATGCAGGACGAAGCACATCATCTGCAATGCCAGCCGATTTCTCTAAATTTGCAATAAAATCTGTTACTCGAGTTTGTGAAAACGAAAGACCAAGATTATCTACGGCTACGGCAAGGCGGCGCGCTGATGTTTCGTCAGCTGCAAAAGCCTTGACTGCTGTCTTTCCAAATGCTGTAAGAGCTGAGAGTCCTAGACCTACGCCTAGACCAGCTGCCATTTTTTTAACATTGCGTTCAAGTCCTGTAACGGACTTGTTAGCCTTATCGAACGCTCCCTTGCCTACGAACTCGGCGGCAATGTTAATGGCGACATTACTCATGCGGCTCTCCTTAAATCAACTATTTGTGAACGCTCGTTAAATTTCTTACTTGTATTCTCGATAGACCTAATAACTGCAAGATTTGCTTTACCGTGAGTTTTTGCCCAAGCTCTGAATATAAGGCGTCCCATCATGCGATGGTCATTGCCTTTCATTGATCCGTAAAGGTTTCCAAGGTTTGAGATAAATTGATTACCAGCATAAGGATTGTTTGACCTAGAAACTCCCTTAGAAGCTCCACCACCTTTAGGACCCACCCATTCTTGACCTTGACCGTTTTTGCGTCCAGCAGTCTCATAGATTGCACCAATCATGGACTTATTTTGAATTCTAATTGTGTTGCGAAATCCAGCTCTATTTGTTTGGCTAGGACTTGTCTTATAGACAATGCCAGACTTAATGACTGAAGCATTGTAAGTAGGGAATTTGCCATTGTAAAATGAACGGGGAGCCCAACCTGACATTGGAGACTCAGCTGGAACGAATCCCCTAGCATCTTTAACGATTGGTTTAAGAACTGTTCCTAGTTCTTTAGTCAATTCTTTTGCAAGATCAGGTGCATATTGATTTAGGGCTTTGCGCAGATTAAGAGCGCCTACGACTTCTGTTGCCATTGTTGCGCTCCTTTACTATGTCCTTTAGAACATCTACATGTGCTTTGAACGCCATTGGTGGAAGTTCCACAATGGTTTGGAAAGGAACTCCATACTCGTAGCTCAAGCGAGCTGCGGTATAGGTGAGGGAGTTCCTATCTACCCTAAAGGGTCGGACTCTAAGACCTCAACTAACTTGAGAGTCTCAAGGAATCCTTCCCCAAAAGGTTTGACTGTTTCACCTGAACGTCTAATTGCTTCCCAGCAGAGCCAGTACACGTCTGACTGCTTCTGATCTTCAATCAAGGCTTTGTGAAAGCCCTTCTTGGCGTATTGCTCGAAGGCGTATTCAATCAGTGGAGTAATTTCGTACTCTGTTACTGAGTTGTCTGCCCTTGTTACCTTGAGTTTTGCCATGTTAGCCCCTTTGTTTTCTTCTTAGGAAGTTGTTACTGCGATTGTACCTGATACGTTCCAAGTTACGGACTGAGTTGAAAGGTCGCCAACTGCACCGTTAATAGGTGTTGTGTTATTGACAAGGCAAGTCATTGTGTAAAGAGGGTTTGTAGCAGAAGTTGCTGCAGAAGTCTGCTTAGCTGTAACTGTGATGTTGTTGCCCCATACTGAAGATGAGTTCAATGTCTGAAGTGTCTTAGATGTTGCTTCATCGTTGTAGAAGTCAATTGTAATAGACGATGCTTCCAAGCCCTTCGTAAAACGATGGCCTGAGTCGCCCATTGCAGTGATTTCTAGCTCATCGAATGAGCGGTTGATTGTTACAGATGAAACTAGAGTCGAGAGATCTACCGCATTAACAGTAAGAACCACTCCGTTGCTTAGATATACTGCCATTTAGGTTATTCCTCGTCCTTCTTGTTTGATGGTTTTGTTTCTGCCTTTGGAGCGACCTGACCGATTTTAATCAGGAACGCTTCATTTTCTTTTTCCCATTGCGCTAAATCGGTCATGATTTAACTCCATTCCGTTAGGGTACTGATTGCAATGTCGCAAGTCAGTAAATCTCCAGAAGCGATTGACA